AAACAATAAAAAAAATAAAATATTATTTGTAAGACAATATTTTATTCTATAAGTAAACTTATTTTACAGGTCATCTGAATTGATATCATCATTATATTCTGCCTCCCCCATATCATCATCATCATCATCATTTTCATAGCGAATACGAACTCCTGACCATACCTGATTGCGAGCACGTCCAAACTCTTTGTGCATATACTCATGTAAATCTTTAGGACTGGGTCCACGTCCACCATAGTTGGATGCATACCATATTGAAAACTCATTATTTAACTCCACCTTCTTGATACGTCCCTCTGCATCTTTGACAATCTTATCTCGAATGAATTCTGAAATATAATCCTGACTCTGTCTGTATTCATTACTCTTCGCCATGACTATATCACAATCATTGACTACACCATTTGTTTTGAATACAATGTCAACTAACATAGATGCGAATACCTCTTTCCATTTATCAAACTTCTCGTCAATATACTTATCTAATTTGAACTGGTATGGTTTTTCTTTATCTCCTTCCACCGGATTTTCCGTAAACAATGCTTTAAATGGAACTGCTCTAATACGACGCCATGTTCCATGGTCATCCGAATTTACATTCATCAATGTATTACAAGTTACTACTAATTTGCACTGGGGAATAAAGGAAATCGTTTGGGGCATATAAGGAGCTCTACCCTGAAGAGGGTCTTTTCCACTGGTGATTTGTTTCATAATTCCCTCATTGATAGTATCGTTCTTTGATGGTTCCTGCATTACTGCATAGCGTTTTCCTTTTAGTTGTACAATTTCAGGAGCTAATCCGCCTACTTTTCCACGTTTGTCTGTAATCAAAGACAATGGTACGTCTCCTTTGTAGTCTCCTAATATTTTTTCCATAAGGCTTACTAATACCGATTTTCCATTTTGTCCAAAACCATAATACATATTGAATGTTTGGTTTGCCGATGTTCCAATCAAAGTAGATGCCAAATGTTCCCACATATATTTACATAAGGGTGGTTCTGGAAATAATTGTTTCATGAACTCATTGATTTCATCAATAATCGGTTGATGTTTGGATGTCAATTTAATATAATCAATGTTTGTACATAAGGAAATATAATCCTCTGGGTTTCCTTTACGGAACACCTTTTCTTTGAAATCTATAACACCATTATTGAAGCATAATAAATAAGGATTTGTATCCATACGTTGTAAGAATGACCCATCGTAAAATAGTTCTTTTGCTTCTGTCATAATCTTTATCTTATCAGTAGTACTACCCAATCGGGGGATAATAGCCAATAGTTGTAAAGAACGGGTTTTATCTGTTTCACTTTCACCTGTTTCTTCTTCATTTCTCGTAACGGGCGCATTTTCATTGATTATCGTCTTTTTATTCGAAATACTTTCCATCATAGTGAATGATTTGTTTGTATACATATCACGTACTCTACCTGAGATGGCTCGTCTTAAATCAACACCAGAATCATTTTCTCTCCAACGATTATCGCTGTAACGATACCAAATATTACTTTTGTTGCTAACACATACATATTCATGCTTGTGCATTTGATATAATACTGTTGCAATATCAAAATCTGGTGCTTTATACTTTGGATTGGTATTACTAAGTGTGAGATTGATGTAGTAATCTACTGTTGACATTCGGATTTTATCGTATTCTTCACGAGCATCAGATTTAACCCAATGAATTAAAGACAATTTTGTCAACCCATCTTGTAATCTCAAATCAAATTTTTGCCATTCATCACACAAATCGGGAATACTACTGTATTGAAATGTTGATGATTTTGCACTAAATGCAATCCATACTATCAATAATTTGTTGCTAGTATTTCGCAAAACCCAACCAACCCGAATCCATTTGTCATAAGACCCTTCTCCATAATATTTCTCGGGCAAAGCCATCGTATATTCATACATCGTCTTCAAATTATAATCGCTGGTATTATCTGTCACACTATCCAAAAATGTATTCACCGCCAAATCTAATTCCTCTGGATTTTTAATTCGTGCGATTGTTACCACATTGTCTAGCATCATATCTAATCTGTGCTGCTGTGCGACTGAATTATTTGTAGGAATGATAATACGTTCGTTTGTCATATTATTGTCCTTCTTAAATTTCTCATATTCTGAAATGAAATCGTTTTTCATGAATAGGGATAAATTGTCTTTATTACGAACGGACAATTTTGAAAAATTTGTTTCCAAACTAAATCTCGATTGTGGTATTTCATTGAACGAAAATTCCCCATCTGTATTATCATATTTTATATCGAATATACCAGTCAACCCGTATTTTTCCATGCCAGGTTTTCTGCTACCATACAATTGCCAATTTACACTTCCTTTACTAATTCCTTCATCAAATACGTCTTCCCATTTATTTGTAATTGGAAGGTCTCGCCACATATCTCGAACCTTTGAAATCATCCTCTGTCTCAATATTTGCTGTCCGATTCTATCCATTTGTATACCAATTATCATATGGATTCCATCTTTAGTCAATTGCTTTTCCTGAATTCTGTTTACACTCGGTTTTTCGAACAGATAAATATGGAATTTGGATGAATCGTCAAACTGAAACATTTTTTTCAGTTCTTCTAAATAAGCAAATATCAAATCTTCTACATGTTCTCTTGTATATTGCTTCTCATCTATATCATATTGATAGCGAAAATCGAGGTCTACCGCAATAGGACCGTCATTATCCCGCTGTTTTTCAGTAAAATACTCCTTCTTATTTTTTGCTACAATATCTCGATAATACAACTTCAAGAATGTTGGATATTCTGCATCTGAAACATTGTAACTACCCCCATGTATGTTCTTCTTTGTATCCCCAATACGTGTATTTGTTATTGTTTTTTTGCTACTATCATTTGTCTTATATACACTATGTTTTGCAAGAAAATCATAAAAGTCAGCGTAACTGCTTTCAGAAGGGACTATACTATTATTAGAAGATGTAGACTCTTCCATATTGATTGTACTATATGTTGCTATATTTTTATATCAATTCTAGCTATCAATTTTTTGTTCAGATGTGTATTAATAATCTATAACACTGCATATTTGATTTGAGAAATTTATATATTTTCTATATTTACACCATATATATTATCTACCATATCAACAGAACATTACTGTGAATAAAATTGACAAAACGTATATAAATATAAATATTTAGATAGTATATAAACCATCATGAAGTTCTGCACTCAATGCGACAATATGTATTATATTGGTATCGATGAAACCAATACGAATAAATTGGTTCATTATTGTAGAAATTGTAAATATATTGATACTTCTATTTCTACTGAAGGTGCCTGTATTATTGATACACACACTGAAAATAACGGTGTTCATTTCAATCATATTATTAATAAATATACAAAATTAGACCCAACTCTTCCTCGTGTCTATAATATCAAATGTCCAAATAGTGAATGTAAATCTAATAATTTTGACAAAGATTATTCTTATCCTGAGGTGATTTACATGAGATATGATGATGCTAATATGAAATACGCTTATATTTGTGCTGAATGTGATAAAATATGGAAAACTACTGACCAACTATAGTAATACAAACAATATAATAAAATTGATTCTTTTTTATTATATAACCATTTAGAAATAATAATCGATATATATCTTATAATGGACCCTGAAGACGAATATAATGTCAATGTCGAAGACAGTGACTATGAAGAAAGTGATATTGAGATAGAAGAAAAAAACACTATCAATAATAAAAATGTTGTGGATGACGATGATATGGATAAAAGTATTAACGACGATATCGATGATGATGATGACGAATTTGATGATGATGATGATGACGAATTTGATTTAGTAGCGAGTGATGACGAAGATAAAAAACAATCGAACAATAACAAAAATCAACCTGGTATTCGTTCTTTTGAATTATCTGATAGTGAAGAAGAAAGTGATGATGAAGATTATTTACAAAAATTTGATGAGCATGTTCAAAATAAGGTTATTGAAGAATTTCATCCTGAATTACAGCATCATAATTATGAAGAAATCAATAACTTGACTACTGTTGTTCGAAATGAAGATGGTATTATTATTGACCCACTTCATAAAACTCTTCCTTTTATTACCAGATATGAAAAAGCCAGAATTATTGGAGAACGGGCAAAACAATTAAATTCAGGAGCCAGTCCGATGATTGATGTTGAACCATCTGTTTTAGACGGTTATTTGATTGCTTTAAAAGAGTTTGAAGAAAAACTAATCCCATTCATTGTAAAACGTCCTTTGCCAAATGGTGGGTGTGAATATTGGAAATTATCTGATTTAGAAATCCTGGTGTAAAGCAGCAAAATAAAATATATCAAAATGAATTATTTATTTTTTTTGATATATTTATTCATACCATTCTGCTGGTTTCTTCTTAGTTCCTCCATCATATTCAACCGCAAAATTTTCATGTAACATCCATTTACATATATTTTCTTTGTGTAGAAATACGTCTGCCAATAAACGGCCATATTTATCATGTTTTACATTTTCTAACATGACCATTCTTCCTAATATTTTTTCTTTTAGTGCATCTCTTGAATCTACAGCATGTTTCTTTTCATTTACACTTTTTGTTTTCAATTCTGGGGCATCTATACCATTCAACCTAACCGAAAATCGATAAACAGGATAATCATGATATGGTTTTGCTGCGATAGTTATAGTATCTCCATCATACACTTTGATTACTTTACCATATGTAACATCCGGAATAAATGGTTGTGTATTTTCCCATTCACATTCGTGTAATTCTTTCATGTATATGTTTTCTGATTGTTTTTTTGCATAAAAAAAGCATAAGAAACAATTGAATATATTTTTCATTACATATTATCATGTCATATATTTCTATATTAGTTTATTATGTATGATATTTACGTCTTCCAATTCTTACCACAATCCAAACATGTCACAAATATGGTCGCAGGTTCATCCGCACTGCGTGTTTGTAGTTCATAATACGTACATCGTTTCGATTTACACTTACGACATGTAAACATATCGGTTGATGCTTGTGCATTGTTGATATATTTGTTTGCATCTCTTTTACGTTTTTTATCAATCAAATCTTTCCAATGTTCTGGATTCATTTCCTGATGGGTCATGTTCGCCAAAATTTTTGGTGTAATTTCTTTATTCAATAAATCTGTTATCAGTTTTTCATTAGATAAATTCAAATAAATACTGCGTATTTTATCTAGATAAAGCTGAACATAAGAAGAATTTTCCCATTTCACCACAATCTTATGATTAAGCGCTTCCTTTGTTGCATAATCCACTATGTTTTTTTCTAGTTCTGTTGATAAATCCATATTGTTTATACGTTTATTTATTGTTTCAATAATCCCATTTCGAAAACTATCGGAATCTGTTATTTTACGCATTGTCTATTAATATATAGTAGAAATACTTTATGTCATTCATAAACTATTTCTTTTGCTAATCAATTTTTCAATATATCTATAATTTTTTCATCTCCTTCAAATAACCGTAAATTATGCAATTCCGATACCTCATAAAATCCAATGTATTCATGTACTTTGATTTGAAGATTTTCAATATCTTTGATTTTTCCAATAAAAAAATAACATTCAACAAAGTCTACTTTAGACGTATGTAATAATTTATCAATTTCTATTGTAAGATTCAACTCTTCTTTCCATTCTCTATGTAAACACTCTTCTAGCGTTTCATCCCTTTCACACTTACCTCCGGGAAATTCCCAATAATTTGGATTTGCATATTTCTCACTACGAAACCCCATGAGTATTTTTCCATTTCTATCATACATCACACCACATGCCACCTTCATTCTTAATATTTTTAATTTTTTATTTCTATACTGTTTAGTCTATACTATTATCATCAACCATAATTTCATCGTCACTATTATTCAAGTCAGTAAATACAGTATTTGGATTTTTTTTTCGAAACCGAGTATTATATACTTTTTGTACCGTTTTCTCTAGCTCATCATCTTCTTCTAATTTATCATCGTCGAACTCGGCTTCAGAATCAGATGATAATTCGTCTTCTTCGTAATCTTCTACTACAAAATCATCTTCCACGTATCCTGTTTTTGTTCTTGGCAGTTCTTCATCATCCTCTTCTTCCTCTGACATTTCACTTTCATTATCAATATCCTCAAATCCACCATACAATTCCTCATATATTTTTTCCCATTCTTCTACAGTGATTGACTTTAACGTATTTTTTCTTTTCTTTACGATTACACAACTATCAAACAGTAATACATTGTCAATAGGTGGAGGGAACTCATATTTATTTTCATGATTTGGTTTTCCTTCCTTCTTACCATAAACCACATATTCATATAATTTTCCTTCTGTATCAATAAACCAGGAATGAATTTTTTCAAATCCTACCATAGATTTGAATCCGGCCTTTTTATACAATTCAGATTCATCTTCTAATTTGTACACCTTCTGCTCTATATCGCAGCTTTTATTGATTACTAAAATTTTTACCATTGTCTTAACAATTATATATTCTTATTTTTATGTTGTTTGATATATCAATTTTTCTTATGACTTTATGTTTGAAACTACATAAATATTTATTTCAACACTATATAATGTCTTCTTTAATATTACAATTATTTTTCAATATTTTAATTTCTTTGATTATAATTTATGCGGGACACTCATTATGGGAACAACTCAAACATAACTATTCTACAAAACGTACTAAAGATTTAGTAAATATACAAAACTCAAAATATGAGAAGATGTTCAAAAATATAGAACAGTCTAACGATAGACTAGATACACATGTAAAAACATCTCTGAGTGATAATGACATTCAAAAATTGAACGCTGAATTAGAACAGTTTATTAATACACAGACGCAAAATATTGATTGATAATAAATTTAAAGGTTTAATCGTAATTATTATATCTGGTCCATTATAATATTTACATTATTATGGAACTTAATTACAGTCAGTTTTCAAACCTTATGAATAGATACCCAAAATTTGAATTATCGTATGAAACGGATTCTCAAAAAGGAGAATTAAATTTGTATGATACCTGTGTAGCTATTCCTACTGGAAAAAAAGCATTTTTATGGAATACATTTCATAACGACAAAGACGTTTGTTATTTACTAGATGTGAATCGTGATAAAAAAATATTGCGAGCAACCGTAATACATAATTGCAGTATTCATCCATTAAGCCATAATACAATTGTATATGGTACAATAGTTATAGATGAAGAAAAAATAGATGCAAAACCGTTCTTCGTCATAGAAGATATATACTTTTATAATGGTATTCATATGAAGAACGTATCTTATCTAAGCAAACTATCATACATGAAAAAATATATTGAGCATACAAATATTAATGGCTTTTCTGATTTTCCATATGTGTTATCAATACCCTGTATATGGAAACATAATGGAAATGATTCTAATGAATTACCTTTTATTATAGAAGAAAAAAATAGTTTGCTTATTGGTTACAGTCCGCACCATCTTCAATATAGGTCTTTGCTACATATCATGCCATATATCAATGTAACTATAAATCGCAAACTGAATTTAACTGCTCCTCAAATTACACCAACATTAATGACTAGTGTGCAATCATTTTATCGAGCAAGGTATACGATGGATTTCAATAAACCTCAGTATAAATACAATACTAACTTCTTAGTTAAAGCCGACCTGCAAAACGATATTTATCATTTGTTTGCTTATGGAAGTCGTAAAAGTATGGTATATTATGGTATTATGTATATTCCAGATTATAAAACTAGTGTAATGATGAATAGTATATATAGAAAAATCAAAGAAAACATTAACCTAGATGCGATTGAAGAAAGTGATGACGAAGAAGACTTTCAAGACATTTCTCCTGAAAAATATGTGGATTTAAATAAAATAATGTCGTTTGACTGTAAATTTCATCGTAAATTCAAAAAATGGTATCCTATAGTTGTATCTTCATCACAAACAAAAATCATTCATATAAACAAACTCGTAAGAGATTATTACTAATTTTGATTGTTGTATCTCGAATCATATCAATTATTTTTTATAGCATTTGTGCTCTTATCCACATTGATATGTTTTGCTATATTGCGTATCACTTTATTATCTAATTTTATTTGACCTTCGCCTGCATCTATCAATCGCTTCTGTAATTTTTGATTTTCTTGCTGAAACTCAAATAGCTGTTTAGATTGTTCCATAATCAAATTTTTGAATTCACTGTTATGTATGATTAGCTCCTTATTTTGCTTCAAAATATCTATTATACTACTAGTGTCTATACTATTATTCGTAAGAGTTTCATCGTTATCGGTTTGAATACTACAATTGCTCTTTTTTTGGTGTTTCCATAAACCTGATATTGTAGCATATTGTTTATTACATATACTGCATATATGGGTTTGCTCGTTTTTTGATTTCCATTTATTTCCATTTATTTCCATTCGATGTTTTGCAGTCATTATATGTCTATCGTAATTACTTTTTTTACTGCATTTATAATTACATTTATGACAATAATAAATTTCGGCTCTTTTTTGGCTCATTATTATTTCCTAAATATATAGTATATGGAAATAAAAAACGAGCCACAATATATCTCATCAAAAAAATCGTATGCAGTCAACTAAATACAGTAAAAATCATTATTTGCTGCATTATGCTTTAAAATCAAAAATCACGTTTTTTGAAAAATGATTTTCCTTCCCAAAATAAAAAAATGGACATTTATTTTTGTCCATTTTTTCTGAGCGACCCCAATTCTTTTCTTGAAAAAAATGACAATATTGGGTTATTACGATATAATCATGTTTTTACTATATCAGTGTTTTTATCAACATTGATATGCTTTGCTATATTGCGTATCACTTTATTATCTAGTTTTACCTGACCTTCGCCTGCATCTCCTAGTACATTTGTCATCATTTTGATACAAAAATCAAATTTCGGCGTATCTGAATCCAGGCAATCTGGGTTTTTATCACGCCAGGCTGGAAGGATAGCATAGTTTTTATGGGCAATACACTGAACCATATTATGTAATTTTTTGTTATCATCGTCTTTTTCCCACACATTGTTGTCTTTGATGTATATAGTTTCTCGTTTCAAATCAGTACAATGCATGGGTCGTTTTGTTACATCGAGATTTTTGATACGTGACATTATCATGTTTGTCATCCCGGTAACATAACCATCCCTACCAATGTTCTCAATATCTTCAAATTGAACATCCATATTTTCAATAAATTCAGACATATTCATAGCATCTTTGCATGTAGTATTCAAAAAGAAGTTGAGATTGAATTTCTGATTGTTGTTTGTAGTAGTATTATTGTATATATTACCACTATCTTTTACTGCATCTATCAATTGTTTCTGTAGGGAATGATTTTCTTCCTGTTGTTCTATTAGTAAAGTTTTGAATTCTTGATTTTGCTTTATTAGCTCAATCATGGTATGTACGATGTGAGAATTATTTGCATTTTTGCTTTCAGTTTCAATTACTTCGTGTATTATTTTAGTTTTTATTTCCGGATTCTCATTACATTTTTTATGATGTTTCCATAAACTGCCTCGACTACAGTATAGTTTATTACAATAATTACAATTATATGCAGTGGCGTTTTTTTTGCTTCCATCTGCTTCCATATTATGTTTTCGTGTATTCATATGACGTAACCAATCACTTTTTTTGCTGCATTTAAAGTTGCATTTTTTACATTCAAAAATATCGGCGTTTTTGGCGTATTTTTTTGCTTCCATTTGCTTCCATGTCATTTTATCGTTTGGCAATATATTCATTGTGTTGTTTTTATCTATTGCATTTTCCTTTGTAAAATTATCATTTATTTTTTTGGCGTTTTTGGCGTAAGAATATGCTTCCATTTTTATATATTATGGAAACAAAAAAAACGCCTAAATTGTTTGGCAATAAAAATATTTGAAAAAATCATGCAGCCAAAAAAAACAGTAAAAATTCACTTTTACTGCATTATGCTTTAAAACCAAAAATCACGTTTTTTTAAAAATGATTTTCCTTCCCAAAATAAAAAAATGGACATTTATTTTTGTCCATTTTTTCTGAGCGACCCCAATTCTTTTCTTGAAAAAAAATAAAATACTGGGTTGTTACCATAAAAACAATATTTCACATAATAGAATTTTTATCCACATTGATATGCTTTGCTATATTGCGTATTACTTTATTATCTAGTTTTACCTGGCCTTCTCCGGCATCCCCAAGAACATTGGTCATCATTTTGATACAAAAATCAAATTTCGGTGTATCAGAATTCAAACAATCAGGGTTTTTATCACGCCATGCTGGTAAAATGGCGTAATTTTTATGAGCTATACACTGTATCATGTTATGTAATTTGACATTATCATTATCTTTTTCCCACACATCATTATCTTTGATATATATAGTTTCCCGTTTCAAATCAGTACAATGCATAGGTCGTTTGGTTATCTCGAGGTTTTTAATACGTGACATTATCATGTTCGTCATACCAGTAACATAACCGTCTCTGCCAATGTTCTCAATATCCTCAAATTGAACTTCCATATTCTCGATAAATTCAGACATATTCATAGCATCTTTGCATGTATTATTCAAAAAGAAATTCAAATTGAATTTTTGATTGTTATTGGTAGTATTGTTGAATGTATTGTTCGTGGTTGTATCTTTTCTAGAAAGCTCAATAATAAGCTCTTTGAAATCCTGGTTTTGTTTAATTAGCTGCATCATGGTGTCAACTATAATGGGATTATTTTTTACATCTATTGCATTATCGTCTGGTTTCACTGATATTGATGATGTACATTTTTGTTTGTGTTGCCAGAGACCCATGCGAGACTTGTATATTTTGTTACAATTACAACACATATGTGGGTTGGAGATTTTTGGAGATTTTTTTGTAAGTTTTGTAAGTTTTTCATGTTTTGCAGTCATTAAATGTTTATTATATTCACTTTGTTTATTGCATTTATAGTTACATTTTTCACAAAAAAATTTCATTGGAGATTTTTGGAGATTTTTTTGTAAGATTTGTATATAAAATATCTTACAAAAAAATCTCCTAAATCATTTCCTCCAAAAAATATATAAAAAATTATGCAGCCAATATTTTTCACAAAAAATAGGTTTTTAAAGCATTATGCTATGAACCCACTTTTTTTTTCTTGAAAAATAGATTTTCCATTCCATATTTCAAAAATGGACATTTTATTTTTGTCCATTTTTTTTGAGCGACCCCAATTCTTTTCCGGGAAAAAATGAAATATTGGTTTGTTACCATAAAATCAATATTTCATACAGTAGTATTTTTATCCACATTAATATGCTTTGAAAGATTCCGGATTACTTTATTATCTAGTTTGACCTGTCCTTCTCCTGCATCTCCGAGAAGATTGGTCATCATTTTTATACAAAAATCGAATTTGGAAGTATCGGAATCCAGGCAATCCTGGTTTTTATCTCTCCATGCTGGTAAAATAGCATAGTTTTTGTGGGCGATGCATTGTATCATATTGTGTAATTTGGTGTTATCATTATCTTTTTCCCACACATTGTTATCTTTAATATAGATGGTTTCCCGTTTCAAATCGGTACAATGCATGGGTCGCTTAGTAACCTCGAGGTTTTTAATACGAGAAAGAATCATATTAGTCATTCCAGTAACATAACCATCCCTGCCAATGTTCTCAATATCCTCAAATTGAACCTCCATATTTTCAATAAATTCAGACATATTCATCGCGTCTTTACATGTATTGTTAAGAAAAAAATTCAAATTAAATTTTTGATTGTTATTTGTGGTATTGTTATTATTGGTAGTAGTATCTTTCTTAGAAAGTTCAATAATTGTATTGTTTTGTTGAACAATAAGTTCTTTGAATTCCTGATTAGACACTATTAGGTCTTGATTCTGTTTAATCAAATGCATCATAGTTTGAGCGATGTCGTTATTCTGCTGTTTTATAAATGCATTATCGAGTGATTCATCGTCAAGTGTTTGTTGGCATATTTGTTTATGTTGCCAGAGACCCATGCGAGACTTATATTCTTTATTACATATGCAACACATATATGGTGTGGAACTTTTTGGAACGTTTTCTGTAAGTTTTGTAAGTTTTTCATGTTTTGCAGTTGTTATGTGTCTATCATATTGACTTTTTCTTACGGTTTTATAGTTACAACTTTTACATTCATATATTATTGAACTATTTGGAACTTTTTTTGTAAGCATTTGTATATAAAATATCTTACAAAAAAAGTTCCTAAATTATTTGACTCTAAAAATACAAAAAAATCATGCAGTCATTATTTTAATGAAAAAAACACAATTTGCTGCATTATGCTATGAACCCACTTTTTTTTTCTTGAAAAATAGATTTTCTATTTCATATTACAAAAATGGACATTTTATTTTTGTCCATTTTTTCTGAGCGACCCCAATTCTTTTCCGGAAAAAAATGAAGATTATGAAAATGAAGGAATTCCTGATACAATATCAATATTTGACGGTAAATCTGATTTGATTATGTATTTTTCTACATCTTCTGCAATGTATAGACGATACATAACATCTTTATTTTCCACTGTACATTTACTAGTCCATTTCGATAATTTGAGAACCTCATTCAGACCAACTATTCTTCCAATAATACCCGAATGCTGAGGTGGACGTTTGCCTGGTTTCCCATTAGTATGTTTTATTCGCCATTCACATGAAAGAGC